GTCCGGAGCCGTTCGCTGGATGTACGGAATCGACATCGCAGTAGCGTGTGACGCCGGTCTGGACATTCCCGACCAGGTGGCGGATGCTACAATAGTAGTATATGGAAAAGGAGAATCCGATGCAAGAATTAGCTAACACTCCGCAGAAGGCTGTTGTAATACTAAGTGGAGGCCTAGACTCGACAACGGTCTTGTCGCTAGGCATGCGGGGCCTTATACTAGATGCTAGCGGACCCGCTACCCCTTGTGCCGCGGTATCATTCCGGTACGGACAGCGCCACGAGAAGGAGGTGGAACACGCTGAACAGATTGCGACGTACTGGAACGTACCGTTCTTTGCGTATGATATCCCTAGAGTTGCCACGTCGCATCTGACACTTCCCGGTACTGACCTAGATCAGAAGCTTTCTGACTACGTCGCGGTGAGACCACTGTCGTGGCATCCACATCGTAACGCACTCATGATCATCTTGGCTGCTCAGCTGGCTTACCGTAGAGGTACAAACATCGTCATGGGTGGATGGCATCAGGATGACAATGCATACCCTGACTGTACGTATCCCTTCCTCCGAGCGATGGAGGATATGCTGCGTGTCAGCGGTGACGATGACGGATTTCGAGTTCTCTCGCCGTTGCTACACATGAAGAAGGTTGAGATCGTCAAGGCCGCAATACGATCGAATGCCCCAATTGAGCTTACATGGTCATGTTACAAAGGAGGTGAGAAACAGTGCGGTACGTGTGGAACCTGTAAGCAACGAAAGTTAGCGTTTAAGGAGGCCGGCGTGCCAGACCCTGTACCCTATGCCGACCCAACAGTGTACGACGACTAGGAGGGTAACATGGAACAGAAGGAACTGCGGAAGGTTTTCGGAATTGCAATCCTGCTAACAGGTCTGTACTTTATGTGCGGTCTGATAGCAAACGTAACCGCGGCAAAGATGTTCACGGCGTTCGGGCTAGTGATGCCGGCAGGCACACTTGTCTTCGCCGTCACGTTTACACTCCGTGACAGCATCCAACGAGTGCTCGGCAAGCGTGTTGCACAGCTTGTGATTCTAATAGGAGCACTCCTAAACTTACTGATGGTACTGTACTTTCAACTTACGATTGGTTTACATCCTGCCAGTTTCTGGCCGTACCAGGGTGCCTACGCGACGATACTGGGAGCAGTACCACGTATTGTAGCTGCGTCGATCGTTGCGATGATTATAAGCGAGTTAATAGATACAGAGGTGTATAGTATCTGGGTACAGAAGATCGACCCAGATAGAAAGTACCTTTGGACAAGAGTCATCGCATCGAATGCTGTCTCGGTGCCGATCGACTCGGTAGTGTTTCAGGTGATAGCGTTCGCCGGGGTATTTCCACTCGCGGGGATGATAGCAGCGATATGGGGCCAGACATTGTTCAAGTACGCAGTGACAATCGTATCCGTTCCATTGATCTACGTCACGCCCAACATCAAGAAGCCCATCACGGGTGAGGAGGTATAAACGTGCAAACGCCTATCGAAAGGGGTGCAATGGCGGACAGCTCTCAAGAGTTTGTGGGAGCGCTGGAGGCTGTAGTTGCCGATCTGCAAGCGATGTACGAAAGTAAGGGGGATGACTACGACCAGCTCACCCCGGTATGGCATCGCATGATGTTCGGCAACGTCTCATGGGCTCACGAGGTTGCAAAGAAGGCCGACAGACTCACGAGCCTCGTTATGGTTGAGCTGCATGGTAAGACGCCGAACTTTGACTCACTCTCAGACAACGTTATGGACATTGCTGTATACGCAGTGATGTGGCTCGCGTTTATGCGAGTGTGTAAGCAGCAGGACCGCAACTCCGAAGATTCCGTGAAGCCTAGTGTATCCCAGATACGGGAGATGGCGAAGGGAGAGACTTCAGATCCTGAAGTGTCGCTGAAGCCCAGCGATGGAGTACGTAAGCTCTTCGGGAAGAAGTAGAACAAGGGAGGCCTTGTGCCTCCTTCGGCTGCGTCGAGCATTTTCACGAAAGAGGGGTCTAGACTGGGTGTTCGACGTAGTCGAAGGGTGCATACACCCTAGAGAGGAAGGTAGTAGAATGATTGGCAAATTTAACAAGAAGTACATGCTCAGGAAGGTAGTGTGGATAAGTGCAGCACACCACCTACGTTGGGTTAGCTCCCCGTGCTCGGAGGTGCACGGACACAATTGGAGGGTAACGGTAATCTGCGGCACTGACGAGCTCAACGACCGAGGAATGGTCGTCGACTTCTCGCTGATATCGGAGGTCGTAAAGAAGTACGACCATACAGACCTAAACACTCAGCTAGAGCAACCAACTGCCGAGATGCTCGCTAACCGCCTAGGCGCAGAGATTCCAAAGTGCCTTGCTGTAGGAGTACAAGAAACGGAGGGGAACGAGGTATGGTGGATCAACCCACTCCCAGGCATAGCATAACCAAAACGGTAGAGGGAATTCTGTGGGAGGTTATTCTACACTACTACCCAACTGACTCGCAAGCTATGAGCCGCCGTGTACTAGTCTTTGCTGAGACTGCAGAATGTGCTATCCGGCTTGCTAGGGACTATGACCGGGGACTCGAGGATTTCAGAGTAGAACGTAGGGACCTCGTACCCGAGTACCGAGACGAAGTCTGTAGCGTCAAAGCGATTGGTGATTACGTTCAGATCGCGAAGGAGGGTATTACACAGCATGGTACCTAAACCCGGATACGACATAAACGAGATCTTCTACTCTATTCAGGGTGAAGGTCACTGGACAGGGCGGCCGGCGATCTTTGTAAGGTTCGCAGGGTGCAATCTCCACTGTGAATGGTGCGATACCGACTTCTCCCTGCAGTACGAACTTGAACTTGACAAGTTACTGCTCAAGATCAAACATACGGCACAGTGCACTAATGTAATCCTAACCGGCGGGGAACCCACTCTCCAAGACCTTGGACCTTTGGTAGAGGGACTGCGGAAGGCCCGTTTCTGGGTTGCCATCGAAACCAATGGCATCTGCTGGGAGCGCATACCTAAGGAGATTGACTGGGTGACGATGTCACCGAAGGAGTTAGGCAAAGTTTACATCTGCGACGAGCTGAAGCTTATATACACCGGCGAGGAGGATCTAGCTAAGTACCACGCGGTCGGTCGCCAAGCGTGGTTGCACGGCGAGCAAGTGCAGGCTCTGCACTTCCTGCAGCCGTGTGAGCGAGATGGTGTAATGAACATTGAAGAGACCGTACAGAAAGTAAAGGAGAATCCAACATGGCATCTAAGCTTACAAACACACAAGTTGATCGGGCTACAATAGCTCTAGCAGTCCGACGGGTCCTCGCAGCAATCGGAGAGGACCCAGAACGCGAGGGTCTCGTAGGTACTCCGCACCGAGTAGCAAAGTTCTGGTCGGAGTTTATTGACTATAAGGATGACAACCTAGATACTTCTTTTACGTCGGTCCGAGCCGACCAAATGGTTGTCATCCGGAACATCCGGGGGTGGTCGTTGTGTGAACATCATCTACTTCCGTTTTCGTTTACCGCGGCTGTTGGGTACATTGCAGAAGAGAAGATCCTCGGGGCATCCAAGCTCGTAAGAGTCGTACAACTCTATGCGCACCAACTACAGATTCAAGAACGACTAGTGGAGCAGATTGCAACCCATGTACAGCATCTTGCAGGTGCCGACGACGTGGCAGTATGTATGGTGGGTCAGCACACCTGTATGCAGATGCGGGGGGTGCTGTCTGAAGACTCCGAGATGATCACACAAGCCCTACGCGGCCGATTTCTCTCTAAGCCCGAAGTCCGTCAGGAGTTCATGCAACTACTAGCCCTATAGAAAGGAGAACAAAAAGATGAAGCTATCGATTATTGCACCGCCCAAGCTACACCATTACGAGGCGATTACGGATTTCCATCTTCTCCCCGTGCATCACCTATTTGAAGCCGGGATGAGGCTGTTCTACCGGGAACTAAGAGACCGCGGCGACTACATCATTCTGGATAACGGGGTAACAGAGAGGGGTACTCCCTGCGGAGTTAATGTTCTTGCGGAGTACGCGCTTACCGTTGGGGCTCAGGAGATTGTGTTGCCGGACGTCTTTGACGATGGTCCAGCAACTGTGGACTCTACGTTCACTGCTCTTGAGGAGTTCAAGAAACTCTCAACCAGACCTCTGGATGTTAAGCTGATGGCTGTTGTGCATGGTAGCACCGAGGCCGAATGGACTCAGGTGTACAACACCTTTGTTGCATGTGATGACATCGACGTAATTGGGTTCCCGAAAGTGATGACGCGAACCTTTGGGAGTAGATTCCTGCAGCTCCGAACCATGTTCCAGACGGAAGTAGTACAACGGTCGATGTACAAGGAGTATCACCTACTCGGGGTATGGGCCAGTCCAAGTGAGGTTCCGAACTACAAGCGGTACTTCCCCTGGATCAGGAGCATCGATACCTCACTGCCAGTAATGTCCGGGGTATTCGGAGAGGACATCTCTATCAGCGACCACTTTGGTACATTCAGGAAGCACCAACTCGATGAGGGCCTCACAGTAGACCCCAACCCAGAGGCCACGCTACGAAACATTGCAGCGTTCCTCAAATGGACAGAGCATGCACAGGGAGTAGGGTAATGGCCATCGAACCGAAGGCACCCGGAGCCGACTGTGAATCCTGTCCCCTTCAGGGCGCGAAGATGGTTCCCGGGACCGGCCCGACCACGTGCAAAGTTGTAGTGGTAGGAGAGGCGCCCGGGGTTACGGAGGCACGACTGGGAAAGCCGTTTGTTGGGCCATCGGGAGAGCTACTCCGACGGACGCTCAATGGTTACGGGATTGACGACAAGGACATTTATGTCACCAACGCTGTACTCTGTCATCCGGCCAGGAACAAGTTACCGCCGAAAGCTGTACACTGTTGCCGTCGTAGACTACTTGCAGAGATCGTGGCCCATAAACCGGAGGTAGTGTTAGCACTCGGTAATACTGCTACACATGTACTCCTCGGAGACATCGGAGGGATCACGACGATAAGAGGTCGCCAGTATGAGGCTGTCGGCCTTAAAGACATCGTAGTAGTACCGACACTACACCCGGCAGCAATCCTAAGGCGACCATCGTCGTTTAGGGACTTCTCGGCAGACATTAGTAAGGCGTTTAACCGAACTGTCAACTCGGTTAGTACCCATCAAGGTCCCGTGGACCGACGGATAATCCTCGACCAGCAGGAGGCTGTAACCTTCCTTCAGCACCTCGAGCGAATGGCTACTACAGCTACTAACGAGGCTGGAGCACCAATGAAGGTTACGGTTGACCTGGAAACCTCTGGGTTTGACCCCTTCGACGACTACATCCTGTGCATCGTGTTCTCGTGGAAGGAGGAGCAGGCTGTCGTTCTGGGCCTGAACCTCATTGAAGACTCCGAAGTAAGGAAGGCACTCCTTGATGCGTTTACCAGTGTCCACATCGCTTGGGGCGGCCACGGAATGAAGTTTGACCGTAAGCACCTAGTTAGTGCGCTCGGAGGTGTAGGGCCAAAGGTTTCGTGGGACACCCTACTACAGCACTACATGCTCGACGAGCGCAAAGGGACCCACGACCTCAAGAAGCTGGCAGCGGGTAATCTGAACGCTCCCAACTGGGAGGGAACTATTAAGCAGTATCTAAAGAAGCCGAGTACCGATTCGTACGCATTGCTTCCTGAGTCGGTACTCTATACGTACGCACTACACGACGGAGACTACACTACGAGGCTCCGAATGCTTCAGGAGTCAGAGTTGGCTTCTCGGAAGAGGCTACAGTGGGTATACGATAACCTACTGGTTCCCGCGTCCAACGTACTGGCAGACATAGAGCTCTTTGGAGCTCGAATCGACCAGTCCGAGCTCGAAGGACTGGATGATGAGCTCACGGGAAAGATCTTCGACCTAGAGTGTGAACTCTGTACGATGGCAGGAGATCCCGGGTTCAATCCTAATTCTACTCAGCAGGTAGGACGCATCATATTCGAGAAGTTTAACCTACCACATATCAGGGGCAACAGTACCGACGCGGATGTACTTGAGGCTCTGGACAAGAAGACGGGCCACCCATTCGTTAAGCTGATGCGCAAGCAGAGAAAGGTAGCGAAGCTACACTCAACCTATGTTAAGGGTATCGAGCGGCAGTTGTCGAGTGACGGGCGAGTCCGTTCATCGTTTATGCTGCACGGAACAGTTACGGGAAGGCTCTCGTGCCGCGACCCCAACCTACAGAACGTCCCACGCAAGGGATCGGGGATACGACGTTTGTACATCCCGTCAACTCCTGCAGACTTTCGAAGGATGTTCAAGCACGTATACGGAAGAGTACCCCAGAACATTCGAGACGACGATGAGCTGGTAATTATGCAGGGCGACTATAGTCAAGCAGAGCTTAGGGTCCTAGCTTGGATTACCAAGGACCCATTCCTGCTTGAAGTCTATCGCTCCGGGAGGGATCTACATAGTGAAGTCGCAGAGAGAATGTTCGGACCGGAGTATACAAAAGAGCAACGCGTTGCCGCAAAGATGGTCAACTTTGGTCTCGTCTATGGAAGGACGGCAAGAGCTCTTGCGAGGGATACTCGAATCCCAGGTATGTCCTACGAAGAGGCCGTGGAGTACATCAACGACTTCTTTCGTAAGATGCCACGTGTTACCGACTGGTACCAGAAGACCAAGGCTCAGGTCCGTCGAACAGGAATGGTTACTTCCCTTGTCGGGAGAGAACGACGATTCGGAATTGTCACCCAAGAGGTGCTACGTGACGTCGAGAACCAAGCTGTCAACTTTATGTGTCAGTCTCCAGCAAGCGACTTCACCCTTAGATCGCTTTGTAGAATGCACGAATGGTGTGTTAGATCCGGAGCTGCCCACATACTGGTCACTGTCCACGATAGCATTATTCTTGAGTGTCCTAGAAGACTGGTACCTGTGGTCGGGAAGAAGCTCGCAACGCTAATGCAGTCGACCGCAGAGGAAATGATCGGTGACGACGTTGTACCGTTTCCTTCTGATATTGAAGTAGGATCAAACTGGGAGGACCTGAAAGGAGTAAAGGTGTAGCATGAACCTAGACCAGTTTAAGAACGTAATGATACAGAAGCTCAACGAGAACGAACATAAGGGAGGCTGGAGTACTGATACGCTTCAGCAGCTACTGACTAAGCTCTGCGCAGAAGCTGAGGAGCTTATGGGAGAGCTAGCAGCGTGGAACATTGACGCAGACGCTGTAGTAAAGGAGTGTGCAGACGTTGCTAACTTCGCGTACGCTATCGCTGACCGGGTAACTCAGCTACACCCCAAAGAGTTAAACATGTGGCCGAACGGTATACCTGCAGGTGCAGAGGAGGACTCATGACAACTGTGCTCGCCTTTGATCCGGGAGAAACAACAGGCTGGGCCTGTGCGTACTCAGAGACTGGGAAGTTAGAGACGGGGGAGCTCCGGTACTGGCGTGGAGCCGATCGACTCATCCGAACTGTCCGACCTGACATGGTTGCCATTGAGTCGTTTCGGCTCTACCCGGGTAGGGCATTGGGTCAATCATGGTCCGACTTTCCTCCTGTGCAAGTAATTGGGGTGCTACGGTTCATTTGTGAGGACCTAGCACACGTTCGGTATGTACTTCAGTCAGCCTCTGAAATGAAAGGGTTCGTACTCCGTATGCCGGGGCTTAAGATATCGGTACACGAGTACGATGCATCCCGCCATGCAATGTTGTACCTAAGGAGAACTAGCGATGACGAACGGTTCAGAGATTACTTTCGGGCCAAACCGCAAGTTAGAGGTGCCCTTGCACGCGTTGACGGACTCACAGCAAAAGACGATGCTCCGAGTCCCTGGAGCCGTAAAGAGGATCGGGAAGATCCTAGTGCCGCAGGAGCTCCGGCTACTGGAGATGTTGGTGCTTCTGGTTCCGGAGATCCAAATGTGCGAGGGGGTCTGGTCGTGGTACCAAAATGAACGACGAGTTGAGAAGTCACTCATCAAGTTCGGAGGAAGAAAAGACGCTCAGCTCAAGCACTTCGAGCGTGCAGATGAACTCTATCCGTTCCAACGTGTTGGGGCAGAGTTCATCAATATGGCTGGGAGAGCACTCCTGTGCGACGAGACAGGACTGGGCAAGACTGCAACCTCAATCGCAGCTGTAGTGAGCTCTCAGATGATGATGAGGGTCTTAGTTATCTGTCCGAACTCACTCAAGCTCTGGTGGGCCGACGAGATACGAAGGTGGGACCCTACGGGTCGTAGAGTAACCGTAGCAAACTCCGCTACTCGAGAGGTTGACATTAAGCGGTTCATGAGTGGTACCGGCTGGCTAGTTGTTAACTGGGAGCTTGCAAGAATCGGGACGGAGTTGCTGGATCAGTTTGTATGGGACTGGATGATCTGTGATGAGGCACATAGAATCAAGAATAGACGTACTCTCACGTACAAGAGTGTCTCGCAGCTAATGTTTACTAGACTCATTCTTGCAACTGGAACCCCAATGTCGAATGAGCCTGGAGAGCTCTGGTCACTGCTTCACTTGCTAGCCCCTAGCGAGTTTCCGTCGTACTGGAGGTTCTATGAAATGTATACCGAGTATAAGGCGAACTACTTTGGGGGGAGAGAAGTAAGGGGAGTTAAGAACTCCGAACTGCTACGACGTGAGCTAGCTCCACGGATGCTCCGGAGAACCAAGAAGGAGTTCCTCCCGCAGCTTCCAGACAAGACGTATAAAACCGTACATGTATTGATGACTCCTCGTCAATTGAAGATGTACAAACAAATGGTCAAGGAATCGATCATACGGCTAGAATCGGGGGAATCTGTCGACGCGGTCGGAGCAATTGTAGTTATACTGCGTCTCCAACAAATCCTCTCTACAACTGCTACTTTGGACGAGTTCGACAGTTCAGGCAAGTTGGATGCTGCTTGTGAACTTATTGCTGACGCTGTCGAAGAAACGAAGGTTATCGTGTTTACTAAGTTTCGGAAGACCGTTGAGGCTCTAAGTCAACGCCTTGACAAGGGCAAGGTAAAGCATGTGGTTATTATGGGGGGAATGACTGGTGGGGTAGCTCCAGTCGTCAAACAGCTACAGGAGGATGACGAGGTACGTGTTGCCGTTTGTACGTTACAGGCTGCGGGTGAGGGTCTGACTATGACTGCTGCTACCAAGGTGATCTTCTTAGAGAAAAACTACAACCCGGCCACCCAACAGCAAGCTGAGGACCGGGTTCATAGAATCACTCAAGAGAAAGCTGTACAAATAATCACCGTGGCCTGTAGAGGCACAGTTGATGATTTCGTACAGGAGATACTCGAGCGTAAGGGTGCGATGACCCATAAAGTGCTAGGCACCGAACTCCTCACGCACCTCAAGGAACAGGAGGAGGTGGGAGTAGATAGCCGGTAGCCCAGGCTATCACCAAAGCTGTAGTGACCGTAAGGGCCGCCCCACCAACAAGTCCGAGGAG